ATTCTGCTGTGCAAGAGAGGATCTTCAACCTGCCGGAGCCTATGATAATCTTGGACTAGCCGCTGGGGATGATTCAATTCAGCGAAATGTCAATCCTGACACTGCAGTAAAAGTTGCTAAAACTTGGGGCTTTGTACTCAAGTTCGCGACCCGTTTACGCGGTCAGACAATCGACTACCTTTCCAGACAGTATTCACCTGCTGTTTGGGATGGAGCGCCTGACAATATCGCATGTCCCCTACGACTTATTTCCAAATTCCATATTTCCCGTCTAGCAACGAAAGTACCTGCTGAAGTACTGGCTTACACCAAGGCCGTATCTGTCATGGCTAATGACCACAGCACATACTTACTTTCAAACTGGATGCGAAAAATCATTCGACAAACATCTGTACCAGCCCGAGCTTGGATCAAGCAAGCATCCGCCGGCGCCAAGTGCGAACTCACTCGTGAAAGACAGTGGGCTGCCAGACTAATCGACGATAGTTGTGATATTGAACGACTACCTAGAGATTTCAGTAGTAAGGCTTCTTACCAAACTGAAATGCAACTCGATTCCGTCTGGCAGACACAAATCTTCATTGATGAGGGATTTAATGTCAATGACATGGAAGATTTCATCGAATGGTGTGACAACCCAAATACTGACTGGCGTGATTGTCCAGTCCTGTATGAACGCGAAGCTATCAAGACCGCAGTGCCTTACCTGGCCAACGGTGAGATAGTGGGACCTTCCGAAGCCACATCAGACACTCTAGACATTGTTAAACTACAATCTGAATGTTCACTTGATCTCAAGTTTTCTGGACCACCTGTTCTAATGCCGAGGGAAGACAACGTCAAACTGGATGATGTTGACATCAAACAGCTTGTCAAGTTATTCACGGCAGAAGATCAAAAACGGAAAACTCCTGAGCCACGAGTTGAATCAGTCAAACAATGGATACAAAAGTCGAAAGAAGTGAAGAAACCGAAGAAAAAGAAGACCGAGAACGTGAAGTCTTCAAACGTACCCAACGGATGCCAGACCTATCCTTGCCGGCGCAAGGACAACTGTAAAGGATGGTATGCCGGACTCAACCCCTGTAGTGTTCGAGTCAACGAGGCAGGAAAATTTTGTGCTGAGTGCCACAAAATCTACCTCGCTAAAAGTAAGACTAACTAAGGTCGCCTAGTCCCGGGCGGCACCATATAAATTCCAAACTCTACCATGCCCACTAAAAGACAAAGACAACGTCAACCGCGTAAGCAGAAGAAACAGCCACGGAGACGCCCTCGTCGCCGCAATGGAAATAATCGCGCCAATGCGATTACTCCATATGCAGCGATGATTGCCGACCCGTGCAACTGCACCCTCATCCCTGGTCTCCACGGGACCTCGGAAGGGCTTCTAGCACGCGTTAAGAAGACGCTTTTCAATGCCACTGCTGATACTTGTGGCTACGTTCTTTGGGTACCCGATTATTCTTGCAATTTCGGGGACTTCAACGAACGTGGACCTGCAACTAGTGTCAAATGTGGAAATCTTTTCATCTGGTCTTCAACTGAACCTGATCAACA